GATTCCCGCCTGAGCCGAAGAAACTCGCTGATTCTCAAGCTCCGCGAACTCCTTGGCGAGGTTCTTTTTGAGGCTGTCGAGCCTCTCGTCGTCGCCCTTCTTCCGCTCCGCTTGCTCCTTGCGAAGCATCCCCAGGCGAAGGTCGAACTCGTCGCGAACGAGAGTCTCCCTCTCGGCGAGCAGCCTCTTGAAGGCTTCCCGCTCCTCTTCGGATGCGGCGACCGATCCGTCCGCAAATCCCTCGAGCAGCTTCTCGCGCTCGTCGGCGACGGCCTTCTCCATCTCGAGGCGAAGCGCCTCCTCCTCGTCGCCTGCGTTCTTCGCAGCCTGTATCGCGGCCTTCGCCATGAAGTCGGCGCGATCCTGCGCGAGCTTCTTCTCCTGCTCGCTGTTGAAGTTCTGGAAGCCGAGTTCGGCCTCGAACGCATCGCTCCTTGCCTTCTCCTGCGCCTTGCGCACTTCGGCGATGCGCTTGAGCTCCGCGTTCTTCTTCTCCTCTTCGGCCTTGAGCGCGGCCTTCATGTCGGCTTCGTAGGCGAGCTCTTCCGCGCGAATTCTCTTCGCATCCTCATCCGTCGCAAGCAGTCCGAGCGATCGCTGGATCGATTGGCCGATGCTGTCACCGAGGGCAGCGCCAAGCTGATAGGCAGCGCCAATCACCGGGGTGCTTGAGACCAGTTCCTCGAACGCGGCGGCGAGAGTCGAATCGCCCCTGATCACCTTGGAAATCGACCTCATCATGTTGTCGGCCATGCCGAGTCCGACGAGGTTGCCGATCACCTTCCCGAACTTCTGCTCGGAGAAGTTGTCCTTGACGATGTTGCCGAACTTGTTCGAGAAGCTGCCGCCCGCGCCAGCGCCGGCGGCATCGGCAGACGACTTGACGGACGACATCGTCCGATTGAAGTCGTCCATCGAGGCAGTCACCTTGATGTTGATTTCACCTGCGTTCAAGCGTTCTGCTCCACATAGCGCCGCATCCAGTCCCCGTCATCGGCAGAATCGCCGAATCCGTTCGCGGCGTACCCAAGGTGCGCCTCGAACTCGGCGACCGTCAGGTCGAGCGGGTTGCCCACGCCGGGAGCCGCGCGCGCGATCAGGTGCGCATGACCAAGCCAGTCGCGGGGGCGTTCCCTTGGCGCTGGCCTTACGCTTTTCCCTGATCGATCCTCTCGCGGTGCGCGTCGATGTCGATCCCGAGAGTCGCGACGGCGGTCATCGACAGCTCGTCGAGCGAGAGCGCGCGCGACAGCGCGTCCGCGCCGTCGACGCCGCATGACACCGTCAGGACGCGCATCGCGCCCGCAGGCGTGAAGCACTCCACGACGAGCACCGACGCGGCCCTGGCTTCCTCGCGAGCAGCCATGACCTGTCGGATCGCCTCCTGCTTCGTGAAGCCCACCGCGAGCGCGTCGTCCGCCGCCTTGCGCGCCTTGTGGTCGGCGAGCTCCTCGGACAGCGCGATGCGCTCTCGAACCGTCAGCGGTCGCACGCTCACGCCCGCGACCTCCCAAGGAGAAATCCGAATCATGCGCGCCTCCGAAGCAGTGCCGCGAACGGGTCGTCGAGAACGATCTGCCTGTCGCCCGCGCGGCGGATCGACCAGCGGTCGACCTCATGCGGCTTGACGCCGCTCGAGACGAGCGCGAAGCCGAGCGCGGCCTCTTCCGAGACCGTGCCGGGGTTGATGCGCCGAGACCAAGCCCTGCCGTCCTGCTGCACGACCGAGACGACCCAGTCGGTGTCGCCCGGCCCGCCGAAGGCGAGCACCGTTTCCTCTGTAGATGCGGTTTTCATGTGAGTCTCAGACGAGCCATGTCACGACGGGCGCAGTGCCGTCGCCGTTCGAGAAATTGCAAGTCAGCGTCGAATCGCCGTTCTTGTCGGAGTTGAACGCGAAATTGTTGAACACGCAGTTCGCCGCGATGCGCGCGTCGTTGGTCGAGGCCGTAGTTGTACCGACCACATCGTAAAGCGTAAGCGTCAGCGCCGCCGTCGATGTCGAGACGAAGAACGACGCGGCGTTGGTCGTCGCCGACGAGTCGATTGCGGGAACGCCGTTGAGCGAACCAGTGAGGTCGAGCAGCCCGAGGCGTCGGCGCTTGCCGCTGTCGCCGAATCCGGTCAGGTCGCTCTCGGTGCGCGCGAGCGTCGCCGCGAAGGTCTTGATCTTGATGACATCGCCGCCGGTGGGCATCGTCACATTGCCGTCGTTGCCGATGAGATAGGTGTTTATTGGCATGGGGTAATCCTCAGGTGTCGAATGCCGTCAGGCGATATGTCTCTGTCATCGACCACGCATCGTCATCGAATGACGGCACGGTGGAGGACACCTTGACCGCCGAGACCCTGTCGAATCCCGTGGCCGACATCGTGGTGGAGAGAGCCGTCTCGAGCGCGGATGTCGCGGTGTAGATCGCGTCGGCTCCCGCGTTCGAGTACACGAACAGGAAGTTCACCGTCAGGTCGTATCGGTTCTGCCCGCCGAAGTGCGGCGTCACCGTCGAAGATGTCTGAGTGCCGTAGACGAGCAGCGGGAACGCGGCGTTCGGCGGCGCTTGGTCGAGGTAGATTCGGCTTCCGAGCGCGCTGGTCAGCGTTGAGGTTGCGTAGAGCCGCGTCTTGACGGCATCGAGGATCGGCTTCACTTTCCACCTCCAGAGAACCCGCGCGCGATCGCGTTCTTGACGATGCTCAGCGCGCGCTTGGTGAGCGCGTTGAACACGGGTCGGACATAGGGTCGCGATCGCACTCGACGCGTGCCGAACTCAAGGGCGCGCGCGTACTTCAGATTCGATCCGTAGGTGAACGAGATGCGATCGGGCGTGACATCGCTCGTCAGGACAGACAGATCCTGCGTCGTCTGCTTGGTCTTGCCGATGCCGAACTTCTGGTCAGCGTTCACCATGCCGATCGCCCAAGACTGTCGGAGCCGTCCCGTGTTCACAGCCGGGGGCTGGCCGGGCGCGCTCGCCCTGTGGAAGCCGCGCGCGCGAAGGTTGCGCCCGTTCGCGCGGCCTTGGCTCACGCGGTAGAGGCGGCCAGTGCCTGGCTTCGACAGGCGCGCCCTGATGCCCTTGGACGCGATCAGCTGGATGTCGAGCAGACCGTCCGCGACGAAGCGCATGGTCGTAGCCTTGACCTTGGCGGGGTCGAAAGTGCTGCTCACAGCGTCACCTCTGGCTCAACCTCGACGCAGTCGACGATCGTGTGATTCAGGTGCGGCGCAGCGCCCGTCTCGCCCAGTTCGCCCGGGTTCGTGACGCCTGTCACGCGCCATGTCTTCGCCGTGCCCGTGACCTTGTCGTGGATCTCGTCGTCGATGCGGATGTCGGCGCACCCCTCGAGGTAGATCGCGGTCGTGGTTCGACCGTTCATGCGCCCCTGCGCCACATCGCTGGATTGCGACGCTGGCTGTACGAAGCCGCGAACCTCGAACTCCCGCTCGTAGGTGCGCGAGACGCGGCCATCGGTCTCCACCGCCGTCGTCGGGCGGTAGACGAAGAGGCAGCGCCCGAACCTTGCGACAAGTCCGCCGACGCTCAACGCAGCCTCCGATACGGGGCGAGGAGCTCGCGGATCTCCTCCTGCTGCTCCGCTGCCGCGCGGCGGCTGTAGGAGTACCCGCCAAGGCTCTCGGAGGCGATGCCGCTGTCGCGCGTCCTGTCTCGGAAGAACCGCGCAGCGACCGTCAGCGTGGCTTGGACGAGGTCGTAGGGGATCGTGGCGAACCCGCCCGTGTAGTCGACGAGGACGGACGCGTAGCGCCTCTGGAACTGGCCGTGGATGATCGCCGCGTTCTCTTCGATCGAGTAGTCGGACAGGCTCTCCGTCCACCCCTCGAGCAGGCAGGACGAGTTGCGAAGGTCTCGGCCAGCGACCTTGCGGATGTAGATGGACGGAATGTTGAGGTTCGCCGTCCCGCTGAACCCGGTCACCGCGCCGATCGCCGTCGCCAGTTCGTTCGTGGTGTCGTTCGTGCTCAGGCTCAGGCTCGTCGTGGTCGTCGCGCCCGCGCTGTCGCGGCGGTGCAGATGCAGCGAGGACGAATCGACCGAGACGGACGCGAACGCGTCGTTCGGGTTCGTGCTCGAGACCGTCAGAACCGTGTCCGTCGCGCCGCCCACGAAGAACACGCTGACCGCCGGCGGGTTCTTCAGGACGATGCGATCTGCTCCGTAGGCGTCGTGCACCTCCTGCACGCGCGCCGAGGTGAACCGCCGACCGCAGTACCGCTCGACCCACGCCGACGCGCGGTCGATCGACTGCTCGAGGATCGTGTCGGTCGAGCCGCCAGTGATCCCGAGGAAGGTCTTCAGTTCGGCGAGGGTGACGAGCGAGGTAGCGGCTACGGCCATCAGGTGTCCTTCTTCTTCCCCCTCTTCGACGCTTTCGGAGGCGCGGTCGAATCCACGAACAGCGGCGCGGGTTCGATCAGGCGCTGCGCGTACTTGCCGTCGACGAGACGCCGCGCGGTCGCCTCGTCCGCGTTGAACACAGTGCCAGGGCGCAGAGACCGCCGCCCCGTGCCCGGCTCGAAGATCGCGCAGTTACGGAGGCAGATCAGTAGGTCTTGCACTGCTCTGGCCTCCCGTGCTTCGAGTGGTCTCCGTTCCACTGGTTGATGACGCGGAGGTCTTCGCCTGGCCATGTCACGACGAGCTGGAGATGCCCGATGCGGACTCGCGGGCACACGCTGACATTGTTGCCAGACGCGTTCCACTTCTTCCAGAAGTAGATGTCGTCGTCGACCTTGGCGTCTCCCCACTCGCCGCGCTCGTCGGGCGTCGACCAGAACCACGGCTTGGCCATCCGCTTCAGCGCGTCCACTCGGAAGAGCGTCAGGCCCATGTGTCCCGTCTCGCACTGCACGGCGTCCGTGTGGAACTTCGTCGAGTCGATCGTCTTGAGCCGCTGTCCATCCTCGCCGAGCATGGTCAGGAGCACCGAGTCTCGGTCGCGCCCGATCTGGAGCGGGAACAGCGCGTCGACATCGGGCCGCGTCTCCATGATCTGCCAAAGGCGGATGATGTCGGCCTCGTCGAAGATCGAGTCGAAGTCGATCGTCAATACATACTTGCGGTCTGGCTCCGCGACAACCGATTCCATGATCCGCTGGAGGCACTGCCCCCAGAACACGCCGGTGGACTTCATGAAGTCGATGCCGAGCTTCGCGCACGACAGGTGCGTCGCCGCCATCGTGTCCGTCCACGCGACGCGCGGGAGGCTCATCACGGCGTGGATGTCGCGCATTGGGTACTGAGGCTTCGGCAGCGCGAAGCGCCGCGCCACGGCGCGCAGGACGGAGCCGTCCGACTCGATGTT